CACAAGTGAATGTAAGAGAATTATCAGCAATTTGAACTCTATTACCAGTTGATAATGAATGAGCAGAGTTAGTATTGATTGTTAAAATACCAGTTGCAGGATCGTAAGATGCAGAACTAACATCCTGAGTTGTTGTTCCAACTGCAGTAACTGCAAGAGCAGTATTATATGCAGGATCAGGAGATCCATCACCAGCAGTTGCACGAGGATAAGTCTTCTGTGCACTGTTACCATCTTGAGTACAGGTAAACGTAAATGAATCTGCAGTCAATCTAATATCAGTTCCAACATTGATTGTATGATTTGCAATCGTCATTACGAATGCACCAGTTGCAGGATCGTAAGTTGCGTTAGTTGGTTGGAAATTAACTAAAGGAGAAGGTCCAACATTAACTGTTAAATTAGTGGAACTAGAAGATACGATTGGAAGAGCAACATCTTTAGATGCTGGATCTGTTGCACGAGGATATGTTTTATTAGAACTATTACTATCCATCGCACAAGTAAATGTCAATGCATTATCATTAATTTTAATTCTATCTTTCTCAACAGTAATTCCATTAGCAAGAGCAGAAACAAATGTATGTGTATATTGCTGACCAGATGGAGATGCACCAACATTTACTTCAAATGTGTGATCAGTTACGTTAGCAACTGGTATCCATTGACCAGCTACAGGATCTGTTGATCTTGGATATGCATGTTCTGATGCACCACTATCTTGTGTGCAAGTGAATGTAACACCGCCAACCTTAATATTGACTCTCTGACCATTCTTAAGACCATGTGCCAACTTAGTAATTACCATCACACCAGTAGCAGCGTTGTATGTTGCTGTCTGAGGAGTTATTGTTCCACCATTTACTAGACTGTTACCAGTCACTGTCATAGACAATAGACCAGTAGCAGCATCATAAGTTGCAGCAGTCGGTGTATAACGAGTTCCTAAGATTACTAACTCAGGATATCTCTGTCTCATTTGATAAACAACTTCTTTCTTAATGAAGTCGCTGTTTGCAATGATTAGATCAGCAGCATCGTAATATCTTTGTGATTTAGAAGCAAATCCAGCTGGTGCACCAGTTACTCTAGATGTTGCAAGAATGGCATCATTATTAAACTCTTCACCCTTAGTGAATGACTCAGTACCAGACCAATCTTGTGTAAATTGATCACCATTAGCACCATCAAAGTGGAATAGTAGTTTTGTATTAGCATCACCTTGGAAGACCCCTAGAGGAGCAGTGAAGGCACCTGTGTAGCGGTTTGTGTTAGATACTCTCAACTCGTCAATATAACCTGCAAATCCGTTAGCAGCGTTATAATCCATACCAACTCTAATTGGTTTGGCAGCGTATGAAGTAGAGTCAGTTCCTGTTCCTCTTTCTACACCATCGATATAAATTTTAGTAGTTGTAGAGGATTTAACAACTGCAACATGATACCAAGTATTAGCAGCAAGTACTGTTGCACCTGTGTTAACAAGATCACTACCATTTACATTCCAACGTAATTGAGCAGCATTAAGATATAAACGACCTGCAACTTCAGTAGCACTACTTGCTCTGGTATCAATAATATTTTTCTCACCTGTTAGAGATGCAGATAATGGTTTAACCCAACATTCAATAGTAAATGCTCCTGATCCAAATGCAAATTCAGAAGAAGAAGGAATACTAATATACTCATCTATCGGAGATGCGACACCTACACCAACTGTGATTGTAGTAGTTGTAACTGCAGTGATAGTAAGAGCAGATCCAGAGGCAGGATCAGTTGCTCTAGGATATGCTTTTCCAGAAGTATTGCCATCTTGTGCACATGTAAATGTGACACCGCCATCAGCGATAGTCACTTTATTTGATGTAGTTAAACTATGGGTTCCAATCTCAAGAACCATATCACCTGTCACTGGGTTGTAAGTAGTTCCAGTAGCAGCAGTAAATGATCCAGTCGCTCCATTACTTGCAGTAATAGCATCAGTTACACCACTTGAGAAAGTATGAGGAGAAAGACCAGGTGTTAATGCTAAACATGCTTGTCCAAATTTCTTATTAGCAGTATTGATTGTTGCTTTGGTAAATGTTGCAACATGGTAATCTTCACCAGTAGATTGAGTTCTACCAATCTTACCAAGATATACAGTGCTTCTTGCTTGGTTATATCCAATAACTTCTGCCTTAGTATCTGTTGTTCTAATTACTTGACCTGCAGCAAAGAAACCAGTTCCGATTCTATTTTTAAATGCAAGTTTTCTTACATTAACAACTTCACCAACATTAAAGTCTCCACTTGCATTACCATAATCTAACTTGTAATTACGGATATTTTCATCTTGTTGGATAGGACCAGAAACAAGATTATCATAAGGAATTATATAACTGTTTAGAATCTCATTATTTGGGAAGTCTAAGTCAAATGCAGTTGTATTATTTTGGAATTGTACGATACTTACTTGAGACTGTGAAATATTATCAAGAACTACGTTAGGATATGTTTGTGATGTAATTCTGTTGAATAGAAGACCAAAGAATGAAGAACCTTCTGAAATATTAACCTGACTAATAAATTCGTTTGTAGTAGGATCTTGATATGCAGAAGTTGCAGTAATCTGAGATACAACACCAGATGAAGCACCGATGATGTAATCATTTAATTGAATATCAAATAGACCAGGTGTGGATTGATAAGTACCAGCAGTTTTACTTAAAGTTAAGAAAGTAGTAACCGATATATCAGTTCCGTATACAGGAATATCTTCTTGTTGAGATCCAGCAGCAGTTCCACTCTGTGCTCTTGTAACTCCAAGAGTTGTAGAATTGCTGTTTTGTGTAATAGTATCAACTCTGAATATTTCAGAACCAAACTGATAGTTTTTAGTTGCTGTAAATGTATTAACAGGAACGACAGCATCAGGGTCTGAATTAGTTACTTTATATGCAACGACTTCAACTGAAGATGTAGAAGGACCAATAGTATATCTTAACTGTGCTAGAGGTGTTTCTTGACCAGTTGCTAAGTTAATTTGCTCAACAATAGCAGTATCAGATGTAAGGTTAGTAACTGTCTCACCAAAAGCGTATAATCCATTAGTTGTAACGTCAGTTACTGTAGCAACGTTAGATGCAAATCCAGTAGCACCAACGTTAACAAGTTCACCGATAACAAATGTTCCAGTAGTTACGAAACCAGAAATTGTGTTTCCAACAACCTTAGTAACAGTTAATCTAGCACCAGAAACAGTACCTACTAAAGTGTTACCTACATTAGGGAAAATACCACTGATATTTGTAAATGTAAGATCTTTAGTTCCAATTTGATTTATAGTAACGTTGACATACTTAATACTTGCAGGAGGTTGTGGTGGTTCGGAGAATACAATAGAATCACCTTGAATCTGGAATGATGTGCCAGGATTTTGTGTAACACCGTTTAACACAATCATTAACTGATTGGCATTAGCAACAACGTTTGCTGTATTAACTGTTAGAGGGAATGATATTCTTTCACCATCAAATAGATTAGAAATATCATCTAATCTTTGAACAACAGAAGTTAGAATATTCTCAGAAGATGTTAATCGTTTCTGTCTAAACAATACTTCTGTATTATTAAACTCTGAGTAGATTGGTTCAACTAAAGCAAAGTTCTGAATGTTAGGAACGATTGCTTCTCTAGCAAGTTCAACAGATTTTGTAATTTGGAAATCTGTAGTTTTATTAGGAATAGATCCATAATCAGAAAGATTTAATTCACCAAATACTTTGAATGATGCAGGATGAACGTTCTTGATAAGAATATCTTTCCATTCACCAATAGAAACAGCAGACTTAATTGCATAAGAGAAGTCTTGATAATAGTAACTATCTTGAATCTTCTGAATAATTTCAGATGGTTTACCAACATCATCAATAAACTGACCTGTTGTTTTAGTGATAGAACCAATTTCAAGAACACCTTTAGCGATGTTTAGATCACTAATAGTACCTGAAGACTTAGAGATAACACCAGTTACTTTTTGACCTTCGGCAAAATCACCAGTATAATCAACAATCTTAAGAACTCTAGGTCCAATCTGCCAACCATTGTTTGTAGAAACATATCCTTGTGCAGTAGCAGTTTCAAGACTATCACCTTGATAAACAAGTTCACCTTCTAAGAAGGTAGATGTGATAACGTTTGCTGTAGCAGCACCACCAAATGATTCAGTCAATACTGTTTGTCTACCATTACCTGCGTTAACGAAAGAAAGAGCATCACCTAATGAAGCGTTAGCAGCAGTAAGAGCAAGTTTTAATTGATCATCTTCAAGTGAGTTAGCAGTACCAGCAATCGCATAGTAAGTTGTAGTCGCATTAAGACGACCAACTGCACCTGCAGCAAGAGGATACTCTGCACCATCACCAGTGTCTGTGACTGTTACAGTTACAGCAGAACCATTTACAATACCATGTGGGAAAGCAAATTGTAGTAAACCTAAGTCAAGGTTAACAACATAGTTAAATGCAGATCTAAGTGCAACTGTTGGTGTAGAAGAATATCCAGAACCAGGATCCTTAACTAAAATTTGATCTAGTCTACCATTTCTAATTGTAGACTCAGCAACAGCACCAGTTCCACCACCACCAGTAATAAGAACGGTAGGTGCTTGAGAATATCCAGAACCAGGATCAGTTACAGTAATACTATCCAGAATGCTAGTAGCAGTTAACTGAGCATTAATTGGGAATGTAATCTCAGGACGTAAAGTATAGTCATGAGGATAATCATATCCAAAGTTATTATTTTTAAGTTTCTTAATTTTACCAACTTTATCACCCTTAGTGAAGATAGAAGCACCAGAACCAAACGCAGGTATCACAACTTGTAGTTCTGCACCAGAACCAGCTAAACCAGAACCTAAGATACCATCAATCGCTTCAATATCAATCGTAGCAGTTGTATAACCTTTACCTGGTGATGTAACTACAACAGAGTTAATTTGACCAGGAATTACTCCACCGCTATCATCAGTTCCATCAGCAACTGTGATTTGAACTAGACCACCTTCACCATCACCACCAATAGGAACTCCGTTATAAACACCTACAGCATATTCAGTACCTGGTGTATTAATAGCAACACGTTCAATCTGTCTATTTGATTGGATTGAAGTGATAATAGGTAATCTTGTATAGAATCCACCAGAGTTTACAATACGAACAGCACCAATAGATCCAACTGCTTTCTTAGAACTTGTTGTATAAGATGACTGTGTAATATCAGCAGCACCCTCAGGTTCATTCACAAGAGAGAATTTAAAGGTGTCTGCACCACGAGTAATAGTTTGACCAGAAGTACTGGTAATTACAAAATTTCCAAGATAAGGAGAATTTGTAACATCTAAGTAACTACCTTCTACGATTGGAGAATCAGTTCCTGTTCTAGAAGGATCAAAGTAATATGAAATATTAGTAACAATAGAATTATCAACTTTAAGTTTTACTGTAGGTGTGGCAACACCCTCTCCAGTAACACCAGGAGTTCCAACACGTTCAATAGAGTTGAATGAATATTCAAGTTTGTTTAAGTTATCTTTAGAGAATGATAAGTTACCACCAACCATTGAAGAATGACTTAAGTCAAACAGATATTGGTGACCGTTATACATTTTGATAACAGGTGATTTGACAAAGATATTGACACTAGATCCTGTTGTAGCAGGTGAAGTTAGTGCTGCTTGAGGAAGTTTATATACAAATTCTTTAGAACTAATAACTCTTTCAACAGGGAATGATCCATCATACTCATCATATGTTGTAGCACCAATGGTTTGAGATGGGTTACCATCGATGAATAACATCTCATTAGCATTTAGATAGTGACTATTTGAAGTAATAACGTAAACTTCGTCACTATTAGCAACAGATGAAACCTGTAATCTCTTAGTTAGATTTGCTACTAATGTAATCTTAGTAACAGCAGTTAAGTTTGTAATTTGTGCTGTAGTATATGCAGCGTTGAACGAAATATCAGAAGCAGTAATGAATATAACAGATCCTACAATGTATGGAGATCCAGTAGTTACTTCATCAATTCTAATGGAGTAATCAATATCACTATGAGGTTTAAACTTAGCAAGTTCATCTAAGTTATTACTACCACCCTCAGGATGATTGTAGCTGTTTAAATCAATATCAAATGTACCTGGTGTTGTATTATTAACGTTAGCAAAAGTATATCCTACAATTTCATTAATATCGTTAGGAATAGGACCAACAATACCATAAGAAGATTGCTCACTAAACTGTTCTGTAACTAATAAACCAGTCGCTGTGTCATTAGTCCATGCATTATTATTAATAGCAAGATATATCTTATTGTTAGCAGTATCTTGTTTTACAATATATCCTGAGTTAACAAAAGATCCAGCATCATTATTAAGTCTTAGTTTCGCACCAGTTGTAAATCTAAATGACTGATTAAGAGTTAATTCTTGAACGTTATCTATCTTAAGAGTAGGTGTAATTTTAAAGTAATATCTGTCTTTAACAACTGCAGTAACTGATAACTTTTGAGAACCTGGTGAAGGAACTGTAGCAGTTCTAGAACTCCATACATCTTGTGTGTATGTAAGTGTCTCAGTATCTTGAGACATAGTTGTTGTAGCATCATCAAAGTCTAAGTTTTGGAAACCTGCGTCACCTAAATTGAAACCTGTAGATACTATAGTAAGAGTAGATCCAGTTACAGGTGTTACATTTGCTCTAATGAATCCTACTTGTGTATTTGTTTGTAATGCATAAGTTCCAATTCTTGCTGCATCAGCATTCTTATCAACTTTAATACCCCAACCAGTATAGTCGATATAATCATATTGATTAAGATTAGTTGTAAACCATGCAGTATCAGTCCAAGTATATGCAAAGGCAAATGCACCAGCAGTCGGGAATACAGTTACATCAGAAGGAACTGTTGGAGTAATTGCTCTGTTTCTTAGTCTTAAATTATCAACGAAGTATTGTCCTTGCTCATTAACACGGAATTGACCTGGTGTTGCAGTCCTACCAGGAATATTACCAATATAAAGATCTTTGCCACCTAATGATGTGCTTGCAATAGTACCAGTAAGTGCCTGTATACCATTGACATAAGCAGTGAATACATTTCCGTTCTTAACAAGAGATATGAATTGCCATGTATTATTAGCATACATGGTTGATGAACCAGATTGTAATGCACTACCAGCAGCATTTAACTTAGTAGAACTATTAGTAACTTTAAGTTCTAGATTTCCAGAAGATGTATCATAATATAACCAAAGTCCACCAGTAGCATCTTCAGCATCGCCAATAGCAAATACTGTTTGTATAGTTTGAGATAGTGATGTTACTGTAGAATCTTTATACAGCATCATCTCAAGAGTCCAGTTATCGTTTAACTTAGTACCTAATTGAGCAGAAGTAATTTGAAGATTACCCTGAGTCCAAGTTGATTGTCCAGTTTGATAACCATAAATCTTAGCAACATTATCAGCAAGAGTAACAGATCCACTTGTATTAGTATTTGTTAATGTATAATGTCCTGTAGTATCTGTAATTGCACCAGAAGTGAATGGGAATATAAACTCATTTCTATTCCAAGAACTCTGACCAAAGATATGAATATCACCAGAAGTATCAGTATCAAGAGTATGAGGTGTAATACCTTCAATATTCTTAAGATTGAATTGATTAGTAGTATGATTTTTAATTAAACCATCATATCCAATTTTTACACTTTCAACTGTCTTAAGACTATCTGTAGTAGCAGTTTTACCAAATGTTAAGTTAAGATCTCCAAAAATATCAATGGTGCACTTGCCTGCCATTGTAATTTGACCACCAGAAACTACATAACGATAATTCCAAATTATATCACCATCAGTATCAACTTTACCAACCCAGTAACTATCTTGAGTTGTATTATTTGATTTTAATCTAAGAGTTGCTGTAATATAAACTTCTTGGAATTCATCAATACAACAAGAGGTATTTAAGAATGAATATAGAGTATTTGTATATTCTTTGATCCAAGAGACTGTAATAGCACTTGTTCCAACAGTCGCTTTACCAAATGCAGCGTTAATAGCAGTAGCACTTGAAGATGCTGCAGTCTCCATTGAGAAATAAACATCTGTGCCATTAACAATGATATCTGTGATTTTTTCAGAAGCACTGGCAGATGCTAATTTTCTCTTAATAGCAAAGTTACCGCTAGTATCAATAAAGGCAAGATATGCATCATAAGGACTACCAGAGTTAGTATTAGTAAAACCACCAATAATAAATCTAGTATCAGAATATTTTTGAATAGCACTTACATGATCTGCACGAGTTGCACCAGAAATACCTGCATATGCTTTTTGGAAATTTAATGTAGCACTTAAACCATTTGCTGCTTCAGTATATTTCGCAAGGATTACATCAGGATTATAGGCATCCAAAAGACTACTGTTGGGTCTGTTATTACCAACAACCCAAATGCTAGTGCCATCAACATAAAGTTTTTCAAATTCAGTGTAATAAGTTCCAGATGTACTCTCTAAAGTTTTCTGCCATTCTTTAACACCAGTCGCAGATAATTTTGCAACAAATCCAACTTTATTACCACTAGCGTCTTGAGTGATACCACAAATATAAACTTCTTTATCTGTGTTAACAACAACGTCATTAACTTTTACATAATTTTGATTCTCAATCTTAGAAACATAGTAATCTGCTTTCTTAAAGATCTGAGGATGTGACAGGATAACACGAGGATTCTGTGTATAACCAGATCCAGAGTTAAGGATATTAACTGTGTCAATAGAACCAACACTGGTTACAACTGCTTGTAAACTAGCAGACGTTCCTAAGTTATCTCTAGGAACAATTGTAATTACTGGAGGTATATCACTATTATATCCAGAACCAGTTGAATTTATAACAATCTCTTCAATACCTTTAAATTGACGAACAATAAATGTCTTATTTGTATTGTTCATTATAGGTGCATAATCAATAAAGACTGTATCACCTGCCACTAGGTTATGTGGGTTAGAAGTCTTTAATACACCAAAATTATTACCATTAACATTCTCAAATCCGTATGTTAAAACATTTTCACCAACAATTCTAGAAATACGAGCAGAAACACCTGTTCCATCAGTATCAGTATTATCAAAGATTAAACGGTCATCAACCTGATAAGATAAACCTGAGTTTTCAATAGTAAATCCAGTTACAGAAGCATCTTCAAATTTAGTGATAGTTTCAACTTCAATATCAACCTTAGAATCGAGTTTAACTTTAGGGAAGTAATCGAAAAGTTGTAAAGGTGATTCTTCAAAGATTTGATCAGGATCATCAATCTCTACCTGATCGATCACACCGCTTCTATCTTCGTCTTCTATCTCGAATAGGAGTATATCACCCCCTTCGGTAGTTAGAGCGTTTGTAGAGGCATTTGGTGCCCTCTCAACGTCAATATCAACGTTCTCATAAGGATCGCGATATCTAACAACACCAGTAGGAATATTTTGCTGAACAGCACTTGCTGACAAGTTCCAACTATCTACAACTGAATTAAAACTAGGACCAAGAATATAAGGGAATAGTGGATTACCATTATCTGTAGTATCGATAGTTACGAAGTAACAATATCTACCAGTAGGATATTCTGGTGTTTTACAGAAACGACCATTGTACTGATCTAAATCACCTAAACTAAAGATGTATTCATAATCTTCAACAAATTTACCTGCTGCTTCTTCAGTAAGAAGAGGACCAGCAGTTCTTACGGGATATGGGTTTGTGTTTGCATCAAATACAAGATTTGTCTTCAAACGATATGAAGTATTCAATCTTGCAATAGAAGAGTTCTGATCGGTAGGATCTGAGTATCCATAAGGACCATAAATTGGGTTACCATCAAATGCCCATCCAATAATAGGTGAGTGGACTAATTGAGTCTCCTGTTCTTTAATTTCTTGTTGAGTATTCTTGAATAAGTTGTCACCAAGAATATATCTTAGAGTCTGAGGATTAGATGGGTGTGCATATTCCCCACCATATTGATTATTAAATCCTTCAAATACTCCACCTTTAGCAGCATCT